TCTGGACAGTTCCTAGAGGGTATACAGCTTTTTTATATCAAATAGATATTAGTATGAATACCGAGGTGGCTAACAAATTTGGTACTGTATCTCTGGTAGCTAGACCAAACGGAGGCGTTTTTAACGTAAAAGATAAATTTGCTTTATCGCAAGATATAATTCATCAAGAGTTTAGACATCCAATAAAATTTGAAGAAAAAACCGACTTAGAAGTAAGAGCTATAGCTAGTAGCTCAAATGCAAATCTCGCAGTATCGGCAGCACTTGATATTGTATATATACAAAATAGACCTTATCCAGATTAATGGACCAAGCAGTTCAATTTATTAATGAAGTAGGCTTTCCAATAGCTGCTGCGTTAGGTCTGGGGTTCTTTATTTGGAAACTTATTAACCGTATTATTGACGGTATGGAAACTAAAGTTGATGTGCTTGACGATAAGGTTGCTGATCAAATAGAACAAATGGAACAAAGACTAGGTACAAAACTAGACTCACAACACGGGATTTTGGTCGCCCTTATTGATCGCGTCAGAAGTTTAGATAACGAGATCATACGTCAAGATACACTTATCAAAACTATATTAGGTGTACCGCAGTTAATAGACAGCAATAAAATTGCAAAGGCTGATAGAGAAGACCAACGAAAAGACTGATGAATTTAAACGATAGTATATTTTTTATAATAGGCACCACAATCATTTTATTGGTAGTTGCAATTCAACAAATACAAGCTGACGAAATGGTGCATGAATTTAAAAACCCTTCGTTTAGTGGAGTTGGTACGTCTAGTCATTATCTTACTATTGAAAATCAAGAAACTAATCGTAAACAAGCTATCAAAGATGAAATAGAAGCCTTACGTGACGAACTAGAAAGAGAAAAGACCAATACTGTTGAAGCAAGGTTTATGAGAAACCTGACGAGCAGAATATATGCAAACCTAGCAAGACAAATAGAAGCATCTTTATTTGGTGAAGAAACAAGTAAAAGTGGATCTATGGAACTGGATGGCAACACTATAGAATATGAAATTACAGACGAGGAAGTAAGAGTTACTATTACTGATGAAGACGGCAATGTTACAGAGGTTATTGTTCCCATTGGCGGTTTCACTTTCTAGCTGTACGCTAATGATTGATCCCCTTGCGAATAATTTACCACCTTTTGAAAACGTACAAAAAGCAACTGTAGAGTCTTTATATACAGATTTATCTGAAATTGGTGAACCTGTTAGAAAGCCAGTCATAGCTGTATATCCTGACGGTTTTAAAGATCAAACAGGTCAACGCCGATCAAATTCAAAATACGCCACATTTAGTACAGCGATTACTCAAGCACCTCACGCTTACCTTATACGCGCACTAAAACACTCCAATTTCTTTGATGTAGTAGAAAGGGTATCACTAGATGCAGTTACTAAAGAAAGGCAGTTAATCAGATCAACAAGGGAGACATTTGAAGAAGATCAAAAACTTATGCCGCTCAAATTTGGGGACATGATAATGACTGGTGGTGTTTTGTCTTATCAAGCAAATATAAGCTCTGGAGGTGTGGGAGCCAGGAATTTAGGTATTGGCATGTCACGTCAGTTTAGAGAAGACATACTGACAGTGAGCCTTAGAACAGTTTCAGTAAGCACTGGTAGAGTGCTTTTTGAAGTATTGGTTACTAAAACTGTATTGTCTGCATCGTTAGATAACGACGTATTTAGATTTGTATCAGACAATACAGAATTGGTAGAATTAGAAGGGGGCGCGGTAAAAAATGAGCCGACCAGTATTGCTTTGCAGATGGCTATCGAGACAGCCGTTGCAGAAACAATCAAACAAGGCTTAGAAAATAAATACTGGAGGTTAAAAGAATGAAAAGACTTTTAATTATTATGATTATGTCTGCCCCCCTTTTTGCAGCAGACAATGAGATATTTGTTGATCAAAGTTCAGGATCTTCAAATTCAAATATGGATTTAGAACAACTTGGTTCTGGGAACATCATTGGTGGTATAGATGCCGTAGCAGGAACAATGACTGCTCTTAACTTAGACGGTACAGCTATGACTCTTGATATTAACCAAATAGGAGACAGTAACAAATTTTTAGGTGACATTACCGCAGATTCATATACTGGCTTTTTTGAATTTGACGGTAACAGCAACACTTTCAACATGAACACTGATAAGACTAACACCTACGGTGCAGACTCATCTAATATTAATGTTGACGTCACAGGCAATAGCAATACCTTCACTTTGAATCACGCTACCGTTGCTTTGGCAAGCACTCTTGATCTTGATTGGATTATAAATGGTTCAAGTAACAGCATTACATCTGCCATAGATATAGATGGTGCTACAAACTATATGGATATAGACGGTTCTGATAATACTGTGACGTATGATGGAGATGGGTACGCAGGAGGCTACTTTTGGTTAGACCACACAGGTAGCAATAGAACCTTTAATATTCAACAACAAAGTACATTAGATAATGACTGGCTCAAGATTATTAGCACTGGTTCTACTACTAGCACCGTTTGCGTTATTCAAAACGATCAGGGCGGAAGCACAAGCTGTTAATATTGGAAGTATTAGCGAACTAAAAGGCAACGCGCAGGTTTACAGAGATAAAGCCTATGGCGCTGAGTTAGCTTTTCCTATACAGCAACTTGACAACGTAAAGACTGAGGCAGGTAGAGTTGCTATAAGGTTTGAAGATGATACTGTTGTGCGAGTTATGGATCATAGCAAGTTAGTAATCAACTCTTACATTTACGATCCTAACCCAGCAAAGAGTGAAATGGCTTTACGTTTTGCTTCAGGAACGGCTAGATTTGTTACAGGTAAATTCAACAACAAAAAAGCCATACGTATAAAAACCCCAAGCGCTGACGTGTATGTAAGGGGTACGGATTTTACAATAACGACCACTCCTGAAACTGGCAGTTCTCTTGTTATTCTTTTACCCGATGAAAACGGCAATCCTAGTGGGGAGATAGTGGTTGAAACAGCGATGGGCCAAGTCATATTGAATCAAGCATACCAAGCGACTACTGCGATGACTTACAATCAAGCTCCGTCAAAACCTGTAATCTTGGATATATCTTTGGAATTTATAGACAACATGCTAATTGTTAATCCACCTGATGAAAAACAAAATCTATCCGAAGAACAACAACAAGTTGGTACAGCGGATTATTTAGATTTTTCAGATTTAGATATAGATTTTTTAGCAGAAGATTTCTTAGATAATGAAGCAGATTTGGAATTTACAGAATTAGACATCAATTACTTAGATGTAAACTTTCTTGAAGACCTTTTAAATATTATTGACGCTTTAGCTGTTGACGAAGAAGAAGACCAATTAAGTAAACTTGCTACAGGTATTACAATTGCTGGTACGGATATAGGTCAAGACAAAGATACACAAATTACAACTATAATTACTGGTCAAGTTGTAAGTGTACGTAGATCGGTAGGCGATACTTTTAGATTGGATTTGGACGGATCAAGTGCCTATACGCTAATTCTTTTTCAAAATGGCGTAGAAAATGTAGTTAAAGTAAATGGTGGATCTTCTAATACAATTACCATAAAACAAGGTAGCTGATGAAAAAATATACATTACCAATACTTTTTGCGCTTTTGATGACGCCACTAGCTTTACAATTTACGCCTCTTGAGATACTTAAATTAAAAACTTTTGACACTTTTGTTGCAAAACAAGAGCCTACAGGTAATTTTGTAATTCTTGATATTAACGAAGAAGATATAGAAAAAGAGGGAGGTTGGCCTTTGCCGCGTCAGCGTTTGGCTGAAATACAAATAAATCTTTTGGAGGCTGGCAGTTTTGGACAAGCCTGGGCATTTACGTTTCCGCAGCCAGATAGAATGGGTGGAGATGTAGCGTTTTCTGAAGCTCTCAGCTACGGCCCTTCTGTATTGGCGATGTTTGAAAACGATAACGAAAGTTATCCGCCAACGGTAGGTACAGTTATTCTGGGTGAGGATACGGGAGGTGGTTATCAAGCCAGAGGCGTTATAGAAAATATAGAGATACTCAAGAATAACGCATCTCAAGGCGTCGCATCAGCACCTACAGATGTAGATGGTTTGGTCAGACAAATACCGTTACTGTTGCGTACTGTTGATGGATTTGCGCCAAGCTTTGCAATAGAAATACTCAAACAACTTACAGGTCAAGATACATACATTATAAATATGACTGATGGTGAAATTAGAGTACCATCACTACCACCTATATCTGTAGATCCATTGATGCGTAAATGGGTAAGCTACGTAGATACTCCTATTATAAATTTGAGTGATATCTCACTAGCTCAAGATAAATATGTAATTATTGGCACAAGTGGAGGGGGCATTTTACCGCAGGTTCCTACACCCAACGGTCTGATGAATCCTCATCATTTACAAGCTGCTTTAGCTGAATCAATTTTATTGCCAAATTCTCCAAAAATACCCGAGTGGCATTTAGCGTCAGAGCTTTTAATATTCACCATATTTATTTTGCTTGCTTGGTATCTAACACAAAAACTAAGTATGACTGTAGGTTTGATAGGTATATCTACAAGTTTGGTTGTAGTTGCGATTGGCGGCATTTACACCATAAAAAATGGTGTTTTGATTGACGTGACTTGGACCCTTATAAGTCAATTTATTGTTGGTAGCGTATCTTATTATATAAAGTTCAGAGAACAATATAAGTTGCGACAGCAGATTAAAAAACAATTTGAACATTATCTGGATCCAAGACAAGTCAAAGCTTTGCAATCTGATCCCAGTCTGTTAAAACTAGGTGGAGAAAAGAAAAGATGTACCTTTTTATTTACTGATGTACGTGGTTTTACTGCGATGAGCGAACACATGGATCCCGAACAAGTGACTCAAATTATGAATCAAGCTCTCACTATTCAATCAGACGCAGTTAAAAAGTACGAGGGTATGGTAGATAAATATATAGGTGATGCAATGATGGCCATATTTAACGCTCCTATAGATTTGCAAAATCACGAACAAGCAGCCGTAGAATGTGCGAAAGAAATACAAAAACAATTTGCCGAATCGGATGTAGGCGTATCAATAGGAATTGGTATAAATACAGGAGAAGCAGTTATAGGAAACATGGGTAGTAACACAAGATTTGACTATAGCGCTATAGGAAGTGCTGTTAATATCGCTGCTAGGTGTGAATCTAGCTGCAAGACTGTAGGTAAAGATTTAATAATTGCAGAGGAGACTGCAAAAAATTGTAATTTTGAGCTAAAATCGTTACAACCAATAGAAGTTAAAGGTATTAGTGAGCCTTTAAAAATATTTACTTTGGAGGATATATGAAAGCACTACTTAAAAACTTAGTTGGATCAGTAGCACCAACCTTAGGTACAGCTCTAGGAGGTCCGATGGGAGGTATGGCTGCAAACATGATTGCAGATGTATTGGGTTGTAAGAACGAACCTAAAGAAATACAAAAAGCCATAGACAATGCTACACCTGAACAAATGCTTGAGCTAAAAAAAGCTGAAGCTGAGTTTGAGGTCAAGATGAAAGAACTAGAGGTGGATGTATTTAAACTGGAAGTACAAGATACACAAAACGCTAGATCAACTTTTTCTAAAGATTGGACAGCCAGAATTATAGGTATTGCTACATTAGGTGGTTTCTTAGGATATATCTTTCTCATAACTATCCAGCCCCCCGAACAGAACTCAGAGGCTTTGGTCAATTTGGTACTCGGATATCTTGGTGGTTTAGCATCAGCTATTATTAGTTTTTACTTTGGTGCATCTAACACAACCAAGGACGATTAATATGAACATATCTGAAGAAGGTATATCGTTAATTAAAAACTACGAGGGATGTCGTTTAGAAGCGTATCAAGATTCCGTAGGCGTTTGGACAATTGGCTACGGACATACAAAAGATGTAAAAGATGGCGATCAAATCAACCAAAACGAAGCCGAACATTTACTCAAAGAAGAGATGCCTGAGTACGAGGGTTATATCAACGATATGGTAGAAGTGCCGTTAGATCAATGTCAGTTTGATGCATTAGTTTGTTGGGTATACAACTTAGGACCAACCAATCTAAAAGAATCTACTTTGTTACGTATTCTTAATGAGGGCGATTATGGCGGCGTACCA